GTGGCTAGTGGAACTCGTGCGGCGCCACACCGTTGTCCTCATCACCGCCCGCCCCGTCACCTGGATGATCAAAACCCTCGACCGAATCGAGGAGCAGACTGGATGGCGACCGCAGGAGGCATGCTTTGCCCCGCAGGGCTGGTGGAATCCCCCGGCGATCAAAGAGCATCTGCTCAAAAAGGACGTGTTTCCGATCTACGGCGAGGACGCCCGCTACATAGCCATCGAGAGCAATCCACGGACCCGCGAAATGTATGCCAAGTTCTCCATCCCGTGCTTCTGGGTGACGGAGGAAGGTACCTGCCTGACCGAGGGCACACGGATCGTGAAGCGGCTGCCGCGTTGACATCCACCACGCGGGCATGAGTGAAGCCCAACGTGATGAGGTGCTGCCCCGTGGTGCATGGCAGTTTGATCAAGAGGTTACCGCAGCGTTCGACGACATGCTTCAGCGGAGCATCCCGCAATACAATGCGATGCGGATGGTGACCTTCGAGGTTGGTCGGCGCTTCGTGCAACCCGGCACCACGATCATCGACATGGGATGCTCCCGCGGGCAGGCGCTGCTGCCGTTTGTGTCGAACTTCGGGGCGACCAACGATTACATCGGCCTGGAGATCAGCGAGCCGATGATCGAGGCGGCGCGGCAGAATTTCGCCTACCACCCTCACGGCCATCGCGTCACCGTCCAGTCTGCTGACCTGCGCCACGAATTCCCCAGTGTAACCTCAAGCCTAGTGCTCTCGGTGCTCACCCTGCAATTCACCCCCATCGAATACCGCCAGCAGATCATCCGCCGCGTGTTCGAGTCGCTGGCTCCGGGCGGTGCCTTCATCCTCGTGGAGAAGGTACTCGGCGCAACATCCAAGCTCGACGAGGCATTCGTGAACCTATTTCTCCAGATCAAGCGCGAGAATGGATACAGCGAAGAGCAGATCGACCGCAAGCGGATGTCGTTGGAAGGTGTGTTGGTCCCTGTCACCGCCCGCTGGAATGAGCAGCTGCTCTATCAGGAAGGGTTCACCTCGGTGGACTGCTTCTGGCGGCATCTGAACTTTGCCGGATGGGTGGCGGTGAAACCATGAGCAAGCAACGATCCCATGATGACGGGCGGCCGTCGCTTGATCCGGAAGCGGCCGAGAAGATTCTTCAGGCTGATCTGCAAAATCTTATCCGCAAGGTGGCGGCAGGCAAACCGCTCACCGTGGCCGAGCGTGCCCGCATCGAATCCCGGGCGGCCGGCAGCGTGGAAACCCTTGCCTACGCCAAGACATTAGTGGAGCTGGCCGCAGTGCTCGGAGTCTCACGCCGCACGCTTTCCACTTGGCAGAAGATGGAAGGCGCACCCAAACCGCTCTCCAACGGACTCTGGCCGGTTGCCGACTGGCGCGAGTTCGTTCGTCTCCGCGGGCTAAATGCGGGCCGCACTCCGGTCGGCAACGAAGAGGCGCTCAAGGCCCGCAAGCTGTTGGCAGAAGTCGAGGAGCGCGAGCTGCGTATCGCGGTCAAAAAGGGCGAATACGTCGCGCTCTTCAAAGTCCGGGAGGAATGGATTGGTCTGGTCGCCCAGGCGACCTCGATCCTCCGCGCCAAGTTTGAGAACGAGCTTCCACCGGTCCTATCGGGTCTGGACGCCACCGGCATCCAGCGGGAATGCCGCCGTGCCATTGATGAAGTCCTCCGCTGCCTCCACGAATCATGAACGCCCTCAAGGAAATCTGGCGTGAGGCATGGCAACCGCCTGACCGCCGACCCGCCTGGCAATGGTGTGAGGATCACATCGAGGCCATTCCGTATTCGCCCAACCCGGGACGCTTCCGCTCGGAAAACTCACCATGGATTCGCGAGGTCATGGAGGCTCTGGTCGATCCACGCGTCCGGCTCGTCTCGATCATCGCGTCGGTGCAGTCATCGAAGACCACCGCTCCGGAACTCACGCTGTGCTACATCATTTCCAACCTTCCGGGCCCCGCGCTCTGGCTCGACCAAACCGACGAGGACGCCCGCGATTATTCCGAGTCGCGCCTGCAGAAGCTCTTCGACCAATGCGAACCGGTCGCCCGTCTCATGCCCACTGGTATCCACCGCCACAAGCGCAAGAACAACGCGATCCAGTTCAACAACGGCATGACGCTCTGGATCCTCGGGGCGCACAACAAGACCAACCTCCAACGCCGCTCAATCCGATGGTTGATCGGGGACGAAACGTGGCGCTGGCCGCTGGGGCACATGGCAGAGGCAGAGGCGCGGGTCACAGCATTCGGCTGGCTCGGCAAGTGCATCTTCATGAGCCAGGGAGGCGAGGAGGATGACGACACCCACCGGAAGTTCGAGACGACCGACCAGCGCGAGTGGACGTTCACCTGCCCGAAATGCGGTCACCGCCAGCCGTTCAAATGGGAATGCGTCGAGTGGAGCAAGTCGGCCCGCGACGAAACCGGCGAGTGGGATTTCGACGAGGTCCGGCGCACCACCGCGCTGCGCTGCGAGTCGTGCAACTACTACTTCGAGGACGGCGACCGCACCCGGCGCGAACTCAACGCCACCGGACAGTTCATCAGCAAGAACCCGAAGGCATCGGCGGAAAACGTCGGCTTTCACTGGAATGCCCTGTGCGCGATGAGCTGGGGGCAGTTGGCCGAACTCTACCTGCGGGCCAAGGCGGCAGCGCGAAAGGGCGACGTGAGCTTGCTCCAACAATTCTACCAGAAGCGGCTTGGCTTGCCGTGGCGCGAATACGTCGAGGATTACAAGCTGGAGATCGTCAAATCCGGCTACAAGCGCGGCGAGACTTGGGAAGAGGAAGGCGCGATTGATCCGAAGACCGGCAAGATCCTCGCCGCTCCGTTGCCTGAGCGCACCAGCCTGATCCCGCTGCGCTTCATCACGGTGGACTGCCAGATGGATCACCTCTTCGTCGTCGTCCGCTCGTGGTCGGCGGAGGGATCGAGCCGCCTCATGTGGAATGAGCGCATCCTTACGTTCACCGACATCGACGTGCTTCAGGAACGCTTTGGCGTGCATTCCAGTCTCGTATTCCTCGACGCCGGCTATGCGACTTACGACGTGTATCGCGAGTGCGCCAAGCGCGGCTGGGTGGCGCTGATCGGGGACCGCCGCCCGATCTATGCCCACAAGGGACGCGACGGGAAAACCATCCAGCGGTTCTATTCGCCCCGCCGCAAGGTCGTGCTCTCGCACCGCCAGCACTGCCACGTCCACTACTGGAGCAACCTCAACATCAAGGACACGCTCGCCCGCCTGCGGCGAAATCAGGACCCGGCCCAGGGCCCGACGTGGGAGGTTCCCGACGACATCGACGACGACTATCTCGCCCAGATGGAAAGCGAGCAACGGGTGAAGGAAAAGGGCCAGTGGATGTGGAAGCAGATCGGTTCGCGACCGAATCACTACCTGGACTGCGAGGCGGAACAGGCAGCTGCCGCGACCATGTTGAAGATCGTCGGCCGCGAGTCGGTCGCCGCCGCCCCGGTTGACACTCCAGACGGGGAGTCATGAAAACCGTCACCATACTTCGATTCCTTACCTTCATCGGATCGGGTCTCACCACGATTGCCGCGCTCGATCTCACCGGCATCGCCAACCTGCTCGATCAGGGAAGGGCGCAATACCTGCTCCTGGCCGGGCCGGCCGCGCTTTCGCTCAAGGAGCTGGTCGTCGTGCTCGGCGACCTCTTCGACGACGGCAAGCCGAACAAGTCGTTCAAGCTCGGATTGTTCTGCTTCGCCATGGCGGTGCTGACCCTGCCGTTCCTGTCCTCGTGCGCCGTGCCACCGGGCGTCGCGGGGGAGTTCATCAGCAAGGACGGCGTTCTGAAGATCCACCCGGACGGCCGCTTCGAAATCATCGTCGAACCGCGCACCTCGAAGTAAGCCATGGCCATCGGAACATTCAGCGAGTGGTTTGCAGCTCAGGGATTCCGCCACTTCGGCGCGGGTGAATTCACCAACTACTTCGCTGCGCAGCGAAATGGGGTGAAGAACAGCCAACCGCCCAAGCGGCTATGGAAGAACATCGTCCAGACACTCCGCATCGTGGATGAACTCCGGGCTTCGTTCGGCAAGCCATGCCGCATCCTGAGTTCCTATCGCTCGCCCGCTTACAACCGTGCCATCGGTGGCGCTCCGCTCAGCCAGCATCTCGAATTCACCGCGCTGGACATCGCCTTTGACGGCATCAGCCCGCAGCGCGTCTATGACCGGCTCATCGAGTGGCGAAGGGCGGGCAAATTCACCGGTGGCCTTGGTCTCTACCCGTCGTCCGGCTTCGTCCACATCGACACCCGGGGAACGAATGCCACCTGGCGTGGTCGTTGACGTTTGCCAATCACCGAAATTCGGCACGGCTAAAATGTGGCATCAAGGGCATTGTTGGTTTCCTGCCCAAATCAAGGACTTAAACGCCTCGTCTCAGCCAAACGAATGGAGCAGTCCGAGAACTCCTGATCTTTTGGTGAAATCATCTCAACCTCTTGATCAGTCGTTGCATCGTCAAAGTTAACCCAAAATCTGATTAACCAACCATTCCTCGCCTTCATATGAAGCACCGCCACATGAGTCCATCCTCCGTCGCCTTCCAGTATACACTCGCGCGCGCCTTCAAGAGCTTTGCCGATTTCCTCATCGCTCAAACCAAGTCGTTCCAAGACTGATTCGCCTTCTTCATCATAATCGTCATCTTCACTGGATATTACTTCCGCAATTTTCTCCAGTTTAGCAAGCCGTTCACGATCAATGTCTGATCGATAGAGAAATGAAATCACTTCGTCTGCCGTGTTCTGCTCTAAATCAGCTTCCTCAGGCGAGTTGTTTGGTTCTGCTGTGATTTCCCAGTCTTCGCTGGGTGAGAATCCATCGATGTCCACACCTAACACGCTGGCTACCTCATACGCCTCAATCCCGTCAAGGATCTTCTTGCCTTGGGCGTAATACTCGCCAATACGGTCGAGCCGATCTTGAACTGTGGAAAGCTCTTCTAGTGCATAGAAAATTTCAGCGTTCATCTTTCAGGAGTTTCGGGAAGAAAAATGACAGAAATTCAGGGTATTGGAAAGCTAATCCGTTGACACCTCATGCCGTGCATGGCCCGCGGACTCTTCATCACCGGCTTCACCATTCCTGAAGTGCTGGCGATCCAGCAGCGGGCAAAGTCGCTCCTGCTCGAAGGCAAGACGATCATGAATTGGAACGATGCGGAAACCTCCGCCGCCAAGCAGTTCGTCATGCCCGTCTCTGAGGTGCTCGACGAATGCGGCCATGCATTGCGGGTGCTCGATCCCGCCACCTACGGCCGCCCGCGCAACGTGGCGGTTTCTCAAGTTTCCGGACACCTGCCGAAATGAACCGCCTCCAATCCATCGCCCGCCTGCTGCTGCCCCCCGTGCTGGTTCCCAAGGCGTGGAACTCGCCGTTTGAAGCGGCCAACTGGTCGTCCCGTCGCGGCACCGTGCCGGGATTCGCGCCCACCGACGCCCGTCAGGAACTCACCGCCGGGGTGCGCTCGGAGCTCGTTCGCAAGTCACGCTACCTCCACAAGAATTCTGGCTTCGTCCGCGAGCTGGTGGCCAACATGGCGATCTACTCGACCGGTGATGGCATCCGCGTTCAGGCCCAATCGGCCGATGCAGACTGGAACCGGCGCGCCGAAGATTACTTCGCCTTCTGGTCGGCCCGCTGCGAAGTGACCGGCAGGTTTTCCTTCGAGGAATGCCAAGCGCTTGTCTGCCGGGGCATGGACATCGATGGCGAATCATTCGTCCACAAAACCCGCGACGTAGATGGCGAGCCACGCATCCAGTTGATCGAGTCCCACCGCGTCGGCGATCTGGCCGGTGGCGCCGAAACGCTCGATGGTGTGGGGCTCAACGCATGGGGTGCACCCGTGTTCTATCGCGTGCTTCAGGACGACGGTGACGTTCGCGACCTGCCTGCCACTTCCGTAATGCACATCCACGAACCGGAGTGGGCCAGCGGCGTGCGAAACCACCCGACACTCCAGCACTCGATCAATCACATCCTCGATGAAATCGAACTGCTCGCTCTGGAGAAGCATGCGGTGAAGGACAACGCGGACGTGGCGCGTGTGCTCAAAACCGCCAGAGGCGAACTCGATGACAGCGGCGACTTCATTGTCGGCAGTCCCGGCCAGAACGGCGAACCAAGTGACCCGGTCACGCTTCAGACAATCGTCGGTGGCAAGCTGGTTGCCCTCAAACCCGATGAATCACTCGACAGCTTTCAGTCCAACCGCCCCAGCCCCACCTTCACCGGCTTCCTCGAACACCTTCGGCGCGACTCCGCATTGGGCATGATCCCATTCGAGTTCACGGCAGATTCCAGCAAGATCGGTGGCGCAGGAGTGCGCTTGATCGTCGCCAAGGCCGACCGGCGGTTTTCGTTCCGCCAGATGATCCTCGAACGCCGCCTCATCCGTCCGGTGTGGACCTACGTGATCGGCGACGCCATCAAGCGCGGCATCATGCCCGCGGTCAACGATTGGTGGAGGATTGCCACCGTCCCACCGAAGCGCGTGACCGTGGACGCCGGCCGCGAAGCGCAACAAAACCGCGCCGACGTGGAGATGGGTCTCAAGACGCTCTCCGATCACTTTGCCGAACTCGGCGCGGACTTCGGCGAGGAGATCGAACGTCGTGCTGCCGATGCAAAGAGGATTCTCGAAACCGCTGAAAAATACGGCGTGCCGGTGGAAATGCTCTGGAAGCCGGGAGGTGCCCCGTTGACACCGCCATCCGGGCGTGAACCCGGTTCTTAATCATCGAGAGTGGCTCATCGAGCCTGACGCCCTGCAATCCATGGCCGCCTCGTTGCGCGGCTTGGCGGATCGCGGGGCCTATCTTTCCGGAGCTGAATCCGATCATCCCCTGCTCTCTGTGGAAGACGGCATCGGTGTGGTCGCCATCGAAGGACCGATCCTTCGCAAGCCGGATGTCTTCGCCCGGGTGTTCTTCGGCGCGACTTCCTCGGAAGACATCACCACAGCCTTGCGCGAAGCCGAGCAGCGCCCTGACGTGAAGGCGGTCTTCCTCAATATCGACTCCCCAGGCGGAACGGTGGCGGGCACTCCGGAACTGGCTGCCGCCGTGGCATCGCTCAACGAGCGCAAACCGGTCTACGCATTTTCCTCCGGTCTGATGGCATCCGCCGCCTACTGGGTCGCCAGCCAGGCCCGGGCCATCTACGCCACCCCATCTGCCCGTGTCGGCTCAATCGGCGTGGTGCAGGCGGTGATCGACAACTCAGCCGCCCTCGACAAGGCGGGGATCAAGGTGGAGGTCTTTTCCGTCGGCAAATACAAGGCGATGGGTGCACCGGGCACGCCGCTCACCGACGACCAGCGCGAGTTGATTTCCTCGAACCTTGCGGAGATCGCATCCGAGTTCCATTCGGCAGTGTTGGCCAAAGGTCGTGCGATCCCAGCCGAAGCCTTGGAGGGCCAAACCTTTAGCGGTCGTCAGGCCCAGCGGCTCAACCTTGCAGGAATGGTGCCGGACCGGGCTGAAGCCATGCGTCGCCTGCGTGTTTATCACACCGCGTCGGTTGACACCGGATCACGGGCAATGGACACGCCCATCGAAGACGAACTCGCCCAAGCCCGCACCGAACTTGACGATCTGAAGCGGGACCACCAAGCGCAGACCGAACTCCTTGCAGAGGAATCGGCCGCAGTATCCTCGCTGCGCGGCGAAGTGGAAACCCTCAGCGCGCAACTCGAAACGCTCACCAACGAACGAGATGCCGCCACCGGGCAGGTCACCGGCCTGCAATCCCGCATCACCGAACTGGAAGCATCGCAGGTCGATTTTGACCGCCGCGTCCAGACCGAGGTGGCCCGCATTGCCGCCGCCACAGGCACCAACCTTCCTGCCCGCGTCACCCCAGCAGGAGACAGCCAGGCACTCGGCGCACCGGCCAGCTACGACCAGCTCGCCGCCGAATACGACCGCCTCGTTTCCGAACGCAAACCCGAAGAGGCAGCCGCCTACTTCCAACGCCACCTCAAGCCATTCTTCAACCGCTAAGCCGCCATGCCCAACACCAACGCCACCGTCAATTCCGCCATCATCGCCCAAACGGCGCTGACGACCCTGCTTGCACGATTCCCCGTGCTCAACCAGATCGCCACCGACTTCTCCTCGGCGAGCGTGAAGTTCAATCAAGACATCATCACCCACATCGTCACGCCCACTGTGGCCAAGGACTTCAACCAGATCACCGGCTACGTCCCCGACGACCAAGCCCAGGTGGATGTGCCAGTGAAGATCAACAAGCACGCCTACGCAGGCTACGCGATCACTGACGTCGAACGCTCCACAAGCCAAATCGACCTCAACCAGCGCTATGCCGACAAGGTGGCCTACGCCCTCGGCCGCAAGGTGAGCGATGACCTGATGGCGCTCATCGTGAACGCCAACTTCACCAACAAGACCGAGATCGCCGTCACTGCCTTCGGACGCAACTCCGTGGTGGACATCAGCACCAAGCTCAACAAGCGCTTTGTCCCAGACATGGGCCGCTTCATGTTCCTCAACTCGGACTTCTACAACGCCCTTCAGAAGGACGAGGCTCTCTACAAAGCCTACATCACCCCGGCGGCCTCCAACGTGGTGGTATCCGGCATCATCCCCGACGTGAACGGCTTCAACGTCATCGAATACTCGGCCCTGCCCGAGAATGGTGAGCGTTTGGTCGGCTTTGCAGGCATCCGAGAGTCGCTTATCATGGCCGCCCGCGTGCCAGACGTCCCGGCCAACACCGGCGACACCGTCATCCGGGTGGTCACCGACCCTCGCACCGGACTCTCGATGCAGGTTCGCGACCGCTACGATGGCCGTCTCGGCAAGCAGGAGGTGAGCTTCACGCTCATGTATGGCTTCGCCCCCGGCAACAAGCCCGTGCTCGAGCGCATCACCCGCCCGGCATAAGATTTTGGGTCTGGTTCATGGAAATGCCCTCTCCGGGAAACTGGAGGGGGTGTTTTATTTTGACAGCGTGCCCCCGGCATGGACCTCGCATCCGAAATCCTTGCCGATTTCCACCAACTCCTCACTGAGCACGGCGTCCGGGCACGCTGGAA